AGATGCCCATCCCGACGATTGCGCCGATGCGCTGACGCTATGGCGTCCTGTAGCTGCGAGATGTGTGGGTTTGTGCTTGGCCTGCGTTGTGCTGCCGCCAAAGCCTCAGACGCGACGTTCAGAGCGCCCGTCACAAGCCCCCTCAGCGCCGTCTGTGCTATCGCCGCACCCTGTGCCTGCTGCTGGACCAGTTCAAGGTCTGTGGGTGTCAAATTGCCCGCGACTTCAAACAGTCTTTCCAGCGCAATCATCAGCCGAAAATCACCATTTGCAATCGCTGCGAGTTGTTCGCGGGTTGGCGCGACCGGATCTACCATGCCATCGCCTCAAGTTCAGCGTCCAAGCGGGCGATTGAAATAGGCGCATTGCTATCGCCAGAGAACCGCAACATGCGCTGTTGCCGAAACATGCCCAACCGCGCCCACTTGATCGGCTTTGTACGGTCGCCCGCGCTGCCCAGTGATATACGCCGGGGCATGGACCAGTTCACGCCATCGTCTGAATAGGTGTGATTGATAAGCGCCAGACTGCCGAACGCAGCCGACCCGTTGAGCGCCTGCAATTCCAGCGCGTGGATCATTACGCTCTTGCCTTCATTGTAGACAATAGGCGTTGTAAATTCCCAAACGACAGTCTCGCCCCAGTGTGTCGAAACGTCCTTGACCAGATGCCCGATTGCCGTTGATGCCGTATGGCCCACCAGCCACTTGTTATAGGCGCGGACGTGATGGATCGCTTTGTATGGCCCAACGCCGTCAACGCTGCTTGAAAGGACGTACCAGACAGGCTGCCCCAATGCCTGCGACCCCAAGCCATCAAAGCAAAGCGTGTCGTTTGCCAAGTGAATATAAAGGATCTGCTGGCCTTCATCCACCTTGACCTCTAGCACAAGGTCCGAAAGTTCCGTTTCGGTGTATCCCGCAAGCACCTGATCAATCTCGCGTGTGCTGATCTTCTGCGACCCGCCGCCGCTGGCGATGTAAACCCCGACAGCCTCATTCCGGCCCGACCCAACAAACGCGATACCGTCAAGGAATGTCGTGACCGCGTGAGTGCCGACAGCGCCCCGAAAAACCTGCGCGCCCGTGATGACCTGGAACGGAAAGAAGTTACCGCCCACGTTGGTGAACGTCTCAATCGTATGTCGGTTGATCGCATAGGCTTCTTTGCGCAATCGGACTACAGCAACCACCGGATCGGGATCAACCTCAGATGAACCATACTTGAGCGGATTGACGGCAAAAGGGTTGCCCAACTCTGTGACAACGAGGTTTTCACCGTCAGTCGTCATGAAGTAACCATCGACCCATTCAACATCTAGGACCGTGCCTAGATCGGGGTCCACGTTCTGCGCTAGGGTTGTGCCATCGTATAGCCATAGATTGCCCGCCGATGCGATAGCAAGATAGTTGAAGCCATAGGTCATCGACACAGTGTCGCCTGCGCCCACGTCGCCAATGGTTGTCACCGTGCCGTCAGCCGCGACAGAAACGAACTTCGACCCCATGACGCGATAGCATACGCCGCGCCACTCAATGCCGCCACGGGTAACGCCTGGGCCAGTGCCGTTCGCTTCAACGCCATCGGCAACACGCAAATAGCCCTCAGAAACGCCCGTAACCTTTGGAATGGGAACGAGGTTCAGAGGGTACGCGGTGCGATAGTCCGGCGTGGTATCGGCATAGATGCCGGATATGATTGGGACCTGTGTCATGCTGTTTCGTCAGGCCCAACTAGGTTGATGCGCCAATCCCATTTGTGGCCAGCGCCCGCAGGCACAGCGGCAACATCGGTTTGCTTGGGTAGGATTGTTGCATTGCGCTTAATAACGATCTTCTTGCCAGTCACCGCGCCCTTCATGGTATCCATCGAAACCACCTTGCCGAACGATGGCGCAAGGTTCACAGCAAGCCCGCAAATAACGCCCCTGATATCGGTCATGGGGATCAGGCTGTCCACGTCCAGATCGTCAATGAACGGCGTCAGAGCGTTCGTTACAGCGCCTGCCTCAGCCCATTCGGCCAGCATTGCATTTAGGCGCAGTAATGCGTTCTGCAAATCCTCTGGCTGTGCGTCGAAGTTGTAAGTCCCAAGCCCAATTTCGGTAAATGCTTCGTTGATGATCTTGCGCTTGGTAAAACTCATGTCAAACCCTCAGTCTCGTTTGATGCACAGGCAAATTGCAGCGCCGACAAACAGCACCGTGACCATTGTTCGGGTGTCGCCTGCGGTGACTTCGCTTGCGCCAAACATTCCGTTAAATCCCGGCCAAAGCATTTCGGAAACGCCCGCCGCTGCCATTGCAGCCGCTATGATACGCGGGTTCATTCCTTAACCTTCTTGGCCTTCTTGAACTTCTGTACTGGCTTGGTTTCTGGAACCGACCAGCCCTTTGCCAGCATCTTTGCCGCGTTCTTTTGCGCAACGGATTTCGTCACCGTTTCGCCGTTTTCTTTGCGTTCAAGTTTCATATCTCTACCCTATGTAGTGGGGCAGGCCGTGAAGCCCGCCCCTGTTTGCTTAGGCCTGACCGAACAACAGGATGCCGTTCATCTCCGGGTTGGTGTTTACCACACCAAACAGAATATCCAGCGTGTAAAGGCTGGTGAACGTGGAGTTGTTGAACTGCTTGGTCATTACGACCTCCATGCCCTGATCGGTTGTTCCGCGCATTACGGACGCACCCTGATCAGATGGAACGGCATAGCGCCCTGGCAGGATCTCAATCGAATCCTTGTGCCAGAACGGGTTGGCCGATGTGGTCGCAACGTTCAGCCATGTGATCGCGCTGGTGGCGCTTTCGGTCACGACTTCACAGTTCTTGTACGCCAGTTCAGCATCGGTTGGCGAAGATGTCGCGCCGATGATTGGTGGAGAGATAGTCATGGTTGTGCCGGAATCAACCGAGATAACGCGGAAGGTCTTGAGGTTGCCCGTCGCTTCCTTGGTGATGTGGTGGACCGATTCAACGCCCGCAATCGTGAACGTGTCACCCGGCACAACTCCGGCAGTCGCCGTTCCAGCGGCGATTGCGACCGTGACGGTCTGGTAGCGGTTATCAACGTTGTTCGTGCCGTTGACAGTCGCCACAGTTGCGGCAGGAACAAAGTCAGCCTGCGCGCCGTCGGTCGCAATCGTGATAGCGCCGCCAGCAGCCGCAGCAATCCGGCGTCCGGTATCCATCTTGTACGTCTCGAAGCTGGACACAGGGCCGATATACGAACGCTCGTATGCGGTCGCAGTCTTCCCTGTCTGCATGTTCGCACGGCCAGCAAGATCGCCCGCCATCCCGTTGTAGTCACGGGTGGACAGCGCCATGTAGCGGTCGCCTTCCATCACGCCCTGCTCGTTCATGATGCTTTCACAGGTTGCGATATCGTCGTAGGTGCCAGCCGCCGTAGAGATGGACGAAACCAGCGTACCTTGCAGCGATGCCACGTCACGAACGGCAGTGTTTACGTCAGACGCAAGGCGCTGATATGCGGCTTTGCCAAGACGGCCTTCCTGCAATGCGTCACGCAGTTCTTTCGCGTCCATGTTCCAAGGAACCGACTTCTGAAAGCCAAGGCTGGAGGGAACGGAAAGCTGCGTGGCACCCTGTGCTGTGACGGCGGAACCGACTGTGCGATCTTGCGACGTCAGGATGTAGGGCATCGGACGCCAAATGGTGTCGTTTGTCCGCTCCATCAGTTGACCGTCTGTGCCGTACTTGGACACGTTGCGGGAGATGGTCAGGGCGTCGTTAAAGCCCTCAAGAACGTCTTCGAACGCGACGCGCTCTTCTTTATTAAATGCGTTTGCCATGGGGTTTCCTTACTGGCTGCGCAGTTCTTTCTTGTAGCGTGTAACCTTTGAATAATCTCCGGTCTTTTCCGCTTCCAATCGTAACTGCTCAAGTTTCTTTGAACCGCTGGCAGGTGCCTGCGAACGGCCTTGAAGGCGCTTTTCGGGCGCTGGTTTTTTGTTCATTCCGGTGACTTTCATGCCTGATTCAATTTGCCCAAGACGAAACGCGAACGAGGCCAAGTCTGGCTGCTCCGCCAGTTCCTTCATCATGTCCGGGTTCTTACCCAGAGCATAAACAAGGATTGCGGGTTGTTTCGCGTTGGCGACGATGATGCTTTGTTGCGCTGTCGAAAGGGTTTCGCGAACTGCGTCTTCTGCGTCCTCGAACCCACGCGCCCCAAGTGACTGCTTGGCGGTCTGGTACGCTGTGAGGCGCTCGTCATAATGTTTTTGCATGGCTTCTTGCCGTTCGGCCTGAACCTGCTTATCAGCATCAATCTTGCGCTTCTTTTCGTTCCATTCCAGCAGTGCGGCTTCGAACTTGTCGCTGTCATAGTCCACGCTTTCAAGGGTTGGCTTTTCGCCTAGCTGGACGGCATCTGCCGTTTCATTCTCAGCCTTGGCCTCAAGTTCCTTAATGCGCTTCTTTTGATCCCGCAGCTTTTCACGCATCGAACGAATGACCGGAGATTGGTCCTCGTCGTCGTCGTCATCGCCCAGAGAAACAACTAAGCCCGTTTCCTCGTCGTCGTCGTCGGATTCGGCAACCTCGCCTTCGTCTTCACTTTCAGTCTCGTCCGCTTCGGTGTCTTCGTTTTCGTCAACGACCTCTTCGGCTTCATCTTCCAGTTCTTCCTCGGTTTCGGTTACGTCCTCAACTTGGTCTTCTTGATCAAACATTTGCCACCTATCTCGCGCTTAATGGGTCGCGGTCCCGTTCGTCTCACATCTTACGGGGATGTGGTGCCCGATGCCTCGGTGAGCTTGTTGGCGGCCTCAATGGCCACCTTCTGATCCT